TCAATCAGCAAGACGCTGCTTACGATAAATCTGATATAGGTCATTTAATGCGCCCTTGTGCTTTTTGAGCACCTCCGGCAGTGCTTTGATGACTGGCACCATCTCTTTGTCACCGGCGTGCGCGTCTGGGCCAACTGAGATGTCGTACTGATTGTCACCAAGCTCTTGAAGCGTCTGCGACAGCACTAGAATGAATTCAGTGAATAACTCGTTTTCTGATGCATAATGAAATCCTTCACTCATACCCGTTGCCCCTTTTCGTCAAGATGAACTTCTGTCAGGATCAATCCATCAAGCACTTCGCCAGGCTTCTTTTGAAGTGCCTTCGCAATCGCAAGAATGACCCGCGTGCTAATCTCAATGGCGCGCGCTTTCTTTGCCGCATTGGCAAGTGTCATAGAAGCAATATCACCTTTCTTTGAAACTTGATAGCGTGTTGTCCCTTGTTCTTCAAGATACGCATCGAGCAGGTTGCCATGACGAACAGGATTCAATGCACTTTCAACGTCTTTAGGGTCAATGCCAGCCTCACGATACTTGTCTACGGCCTCCGCTTTTTGCTTGCCTTTGCCATACAAAACATTCATTGCATCGACAATGCTAGGCTTGCTGCTTTGCGCCTTGATTTCAGCTTTCTTTTTCGCTGAATATTCATATCCGGTGACTTGTCGGATCTCGTTGTGCTTATTTCGGCGAACTTGATAAGTGGCGTAATCTTCTTTTGATGTTCCATATTCTAATCTCATAGCCGCTTTTTCTTCATCTGTCAACTCGTCATATGATTTGATGGCGTTTAGAATGATGCCACTTGAATGTTTTTGAAATACTCGCATTTTTATTCCTCCTATTGTTTAAGCAACTAAGACACTTTTCGGTGTCCACATTTCAATGCCGCCAAAGTCTGTGTCGAAGCGAACTAGCTGAGCCTTTTCAGTTTCGCGAACGATGTTGATGCTTGCTGTGTGGCTCAGAACTGCATCAGCTTCGTCTTGACGTAGGTTCTTCATGATGATCCATGCTGGGACGCCATACACATTGGCGTTGCGGTCTCGTTTTGGTGTGACCAAGCGTTGTGCTGCGGTCAGAACAGCAACATCGCCGAAGCGTTTTTTGTCATACAGCTTGACTTGCCGCCATACTTCTTTGAGCGCGATGCTTAAGGCAATTTGGTAATCCCCAACTTCATCAACGATTTCTTGTGCAATGGCATGTGCTGCCTTCATCATGTTGCGCTTGGTCATTTTGTTCTCCTCCTCTTCTTTACATTTATATAGTACCATATTCGGTACTAACATACAACCATAAATGGTGTTATTTTTTAAAAAAGTGCAAAAAAATAAGTCCTCCACCCGCGTTAGCGAGCAGAGGACTTTTTGTTATCGGATATACAGGCTTTCGCCTGGATGAATGACGCTGTAAATTGACTTGCCGTTGTTAGCGGCTAGCGTGTACATGCTGATGCCATACTTGCTGGCAATGCTCCAGAAGCTGTCACCATATCGGACTGTGTAGTACGTGTGGCTTACCAGCGAAGTATATCCAGACGAACGCGAGCCATAGCTCTCCCCACCATTCACGCCCAAGGCAACATAATGATACCTGCCTGAGTAGCTGAGATAACGTGCCCAAACATATGTGCCACGGATATATACGTGATCATAAATCACGCTTTCACCGGGTGCATAGCTACCAACAGATGCATATCCAGTTCCGGCACCCGTGCGAATGTTTACCGTCGTGGACGGCTTGAAAACACCCGCTTGCGCATAGTCGGTATCACTGGCTGCATTCGATTTCGCTGGTTGACTTGGTACCGGTGTTACAGGCACCGACGGAGTTGCTGGCTGCTTCGAGTATCCATTATCGGTCACACCAAGCAGATCAATGTTACCATCGAGGCCTTGCGACAGCCCAAATGCGCTCGTGTACTGCCAAATAGCTACCCCATCCATACTCGGAAAATAACCGTAGTCTGGTTTGGTAGTTGGTAGATAATCACGGTAAGCAGCAATCCAAAGGCTGTTAGGAAATTCTTTCAGAATACGCTGATAATCGACGTGTGCCAATGTATATGGCTTGTAACTGTAATACATTGGCGTGTAGCCTTCTGAACGAATGCGCCGCATGCCAGCTAAAATTGCATCCGTATTAGCTGCCATATTGCCAGAAGCACCATCTTCGTAATCCAAAGCAACGATGCTTCCCTTCGGCGTCTGTGCTTTGATACGAGGCATATAACGGTCAAGTGCTTCTAATCCCAACTGGCTACTTGCACCAACACCATACCAGATGTAGCTATGCACACGTTTTCCTGCCGCTTTGGCACTAGCAATTTGGCTATCATACGTCCACTGATCGATGTAAGTACCACCGTAAGTGCCGCCAATCTGAGCTATGACGAACTTGTCTTGATCTGTTCCATATCGTCCACTTGCTCCCTGATACTTTGACCAATCAGGTCCCTGATCACCCTTTGCTGCATTGACCTGCAATGGCAGGGCAAAAGAAATAGCCGCCAAGAAGGCGACTACCAAAGTGATGAGTTTAGTTTTAAATTTCATGGTGCCCTCCTTATTGCTGTGGAGCAACAGATGATGGTGCCAGCTGAGCCTTAACTGCATCTGCGGCCGCCTGAGCTGCGGCAGCTACCTTGTCTTGATTAGACGCTTCCTGATCGACCGTCTTTTGCGGATAGGTTTCTGCTAGGCTGTCTTTCAAATTAGCGTAGGATTGCTCAACCGCGTTGGCAATTGTCTGCTCGTCCGCTTTAGTGAAGCCGAGTGACTTCAGACTGTTCTTCACGGCTTCAATTGCGGCCGACTTCTTAAGTTCCCCGCTGAGCTTATCAGTCACACCAAGCTGTTCTGCCGCCGTTACGGCTGCGTTTGCCAATGGGCCTAATACCTTTACCAAAGTCAGCGCTTGCTTGTTAGCCAGCAACTGTTTTGAGATCCAAGCCCCAATGATTGGGACTGCTGCTACTGCAAGTGATACTAAAAGTTCTGTCCAGTTATTCATCATCATTATCTCCTTTAATGCCTACATGGTCTTCCAATCGAGTAATCCTAACCGAGTGACTGCCAAGCTCTTCATCATGTGCTTTCAGATGAGTATTCAAGTCTGCCAGCGATTGTTCGTGCAGTTTGAGCTGACGATTAATCGTCTCTGAAAGCATTTGAATATCAGAGCGTAATGGATCTAAGGCAATCTTTTTGAACAGCCAGCTGCCCGCACTTACGCCCACCCCTATGATTGATATAACCTCTGCCCAGTCACCAATCGTGTATCCCAAAAATGTCACTTTCTCACTTCCTTCCACAAAAATAGCCGCTAGCTTTTGCTGGCGACATAGTCACTGCCTGTAATTTGCTTGTATTCTTTCTCCGTTATTTGCCGCCCCACGTACTGCTCTATCGGGCACCCCCAAGAATGGAGCATACTGCAAATTTCAAAGTCACTCATTTCCATCACCATCCTCAAGCTTTGCCACGCGGGCATACAGTGCGGCAATCATTTGCTGTTCAGGTGATGGTCCGGGGAGTGGATGATCATTAGCCGGATCGTAACCCTCATCGGCAACGATTCTGCCGTCTACAAGAGATGCGTGACCATCAAAAAACTGAGACACGTCATCTGCTTCGATGATTTGCTGACCGTCTTCAGTTGCGCCAATCTTCGCATCATCGGCCATATAAGCCCAATGTAGTAAGCGATCATCTTTAAGCCATACTTTAATTTTCAAAAATGAGCATCTCCTGTCGGATAATTGTCTCGAGTGATATAAGAAACCGTTCCTCGGTACCAATCACGACTATCCATTGGGATAAGGTACCAGCCACCTGCCTGAATATAAACATCACAGTTGCTGTGATAAGAAGTTCCTCGCATTGAATAACCAAAACGGTCTTTATAATATGGCGAATACCCTGGGCGAATATTTGCCAGCAATTTGTAACCGGTAGATCCTTGTGCATGCACGCTGAATGTCACTGTGACAAGATTACCTGTTCTGGCATAGTCAATCGTTCCTTCAGCAACATCAGGATTTGAATATGGTCCCTCGTTGGCATAAAAAGTCACCGCATCCAGCGCCGTAAATGAAGACGTGATGTATTTCGCATTATTGCCGTTGCCACTTGTGTGGTCCGAAAGCTCCAGTGTTCCCATGCTGACCCGATTGCTATGCATCTTCGTGACTCCGTCTGGTTCCGTGATGTATGAATACAGTCCATCCGGATTCAAGGAAGTACGATATAGTTGTCCATTACCATTGCCATTTGGGTCTTCTACAGTTCCGGTAATCACATAGGAAGACCCATTCAGTGTCAAGCTGCCAGATGTTTTAATGCCAGAGCCCTCTATGCTGACATGTTTAAAGGGCACATTAATATCAGGAGAGTTGATCGTTGCACTGTCGATCTCAATTGATTGCAACTTTTTGATGCTAAGGACCGCTTGCTGGATGCTTTGGTCAATCCAAGTTGATCCATTGTAATACTGTAATGCTGTGGCATCGTTAAGCGTTGTCCCATGCCACCACAAGTCACCTTTCTTGGGACTAGCGGGCGTGCCCAACTGAATATAAGTGTATGGCACATCCTTGCTTCCGGGAATGCCTTGTGGTCCCTGTGGTCCCTGCGGTCCTTGAGGGCCTTGAGGACCAGTATCGCCCTTTGGCCCCTGCACTAGTTGCCAACTATAAACAGCCGGATTAGTGCTATCGGCTTGCGTAAAGTCTGTATAACTACCGATATACTTGCGAGAGCCGGGAGTATCGAGCGAAAAGTTCGTTTTGCCGTCACTGCTATCGGCGTATGCGATATGGAAGTATGGTGTTTTACCATCGGCACCCGGTTCCCCTGGCACCCCATCTTTACCATCCGCGCCATCTGCGCCTTTAATGAGCGACCAGTTATAGTCGCTTGGATTCGTACTATCGCCAGATGTGAAGTCGCTGTAGAAGCCAATGTACTTGCGGTTAGGGGCAGTAGTTGAAAAGTCGGTCTGGCCGTCTTGGCTGTTTGCGTAAGCAAAGTGGGCATAAGCAGTACGACCATCGGCGCCCGGCTTCCCTGGCAAACCTTGATCGCCCTTTGGCCCCACATCACCATCTTCACCTTTAAAAAGCGCCCAATTGTAATCACTCGGATTGGTGCTGTCGGCCTGCGTGAAATCGCTGTACGTGCCAATATACTTTTTGCCATCACCACCAGATACTGTGAACCCGCTTTGGCCGCTTACATCATTCGCCCAAGCAGTGTGAAAGTAGCTTGTACGGCCATCAGCACCTTTTGCACCCGGAACACCGTCAGCACCATCCTTTCCCTGAATAAGCGCCCAATGGCCGGCGTAATCAGCCGGATTGTCACTTGGAACGGATGTCTCATTTGACCAAACGATTGCCATATACTTTTTACCAGCTGGCAAAGCACTCATATTGGTGCCCTTATCATCATCGGCATAGCGGAGCCAAGGCCAATACTGCACCGTTTTGGGAATGTTCTTGATTTTCTCAGCTAGTTCACGGTACTGAGCGGCAACCTGATCCGTCTCAATCAAATAATCACCCAAAGTCGCCGTGTGCGTATCCATTGAATAACTGGACTTCAATTCAAGTAATCTTGCCGATAGATATAACCGCTCATTTTCGTCAGCTAAATGCACTGTATCACCAATATCCACATTATCCGGCAGACGCGCTATATCCGTTTCATAGTTGACAACTGGGTGATTGTGCTTCTTTAGGTCGCTCAATGCTGACTGCAAGAGTGAAGCCTGCGTGGTCGCTTCATAAGTGTTGACCCGATTGATATAGGCGCCAGCGGCATCTGGCCTTGCGCCACCGCTTAATAGCCGACTCCACTGCTGGTTGGCTACCGGATCAAGCAATACGCCATCTGAGGTCAATACAAACCGACCATCAGGATCAGTCCATTGATAGCCAGCTAACGTAATTGGCTTCTGTTCGCTCGTGTCCCCGTCTTTAGCTTCCGGCGTGCCACCAGTTGGTGTAATCGCTGTATACAGATCCCAGATGTTACCAGAAGTTACAATCTTGTTGATATCCTTATCAACATACAAGGTAATCCGCTTATCGGCACCAATGCGTTTGTGAATGTTGATGAGTCGCTGTACCACCGAGGTACCATTCAACTGAAAGCTGAACTCCAATTCCGCATGGTCAAATTGCGTTGCCACCGACAAAATTCGCGCCAGTGCTGTATCTGATTCACCAGTCCATTCAAGTGTTCGCTTCAAGTCTGGAATTTCATTCAAGCCAATATCAAATCCGGAATCTGTCACGAAAAAATTAATGTATTCAGCAATACTCATTGGTTTATCGGCTTTGTACGGACCAACCGTTTCATTGATAAGATCAATGCCGGCATCTTCAGCAGTGAAAGTGGTCTCACCCAGTAAAGGATCATGGTTTGATTCCATGATGGTCATAAAAACAGCCTTACCCCGCGTATCTTTGTACAAGACATAATTGCCATAAGCAGCCATGGATTTGACCTTAGCTGAGGTTTCTGGCGTAAATAAAATGGTGCCTGAATACGTTCGCGCACCAGCTGATATCAGTTGATCATCAGTATCATTGACAATATGAATCGGCCCCTCACCAGCTGTGGCGATCCCCAGCAAGTGCCAAGAACGATCAGTAAAATAAAAATCCATTATAGCCACGCCTCCTGCCATTCAACTTGACACGTGTATGGTTTAGCCCAATCAGACTGCAAGACTTGAATCGTGTTTTTGCCTGGCAGCAGCTGGAAGCCTTCCCAGTTGTTACCGACAGTCTGTAAAGTAGGGTCTTCAGCACCATTCAGACTGACAACCCGTTTAGCCACATCAATCTTGACCACATCGCCTTCCTTGAATCGGTTAGGTACGTCTGTCCAATAGTCAACGTTTACCCAATCAAAATAACTGTCCTGCCAGCCCATATTGGCTTCGAGAACATCTGAAAAAGCAGAGAACCATACTGTCCAGCCATCAACTGGCAATGCACCAAACCCAGCAATAGTGAATGGCCGAATAACATTGCCACCACCAACCCGGTCAATACGGAATGTTAACTGGTCACCCATTTTTGAGATGACGGCGAAACTGTTTGCCCTTGAATAGAGGTCACGTGGTAGCGCTTCATGAAATAGCATTCGCGCATCGTTTCCGTCATGTATCTTGCCTTCGAACATAACTTGGTCATCTGTTGTGCTTTGGTCATAAAGTGCCAACGAAGCAACGATTTTGCCTTCGTAAGTCAAATTGAATTCAACTCGTCCAGCCCAATTTGTCATGGTTGCAAAGCGGATTAGATTACGCCATTCAAAGTTGCCATTCTGTTTGCCATTAGAATTAGCAGCAAGTTTGCCGCTCATTGATGGTCCGCTCCAATAGTTAGAGGGATTACGTTCCGTGTTGGGGTAAGCAATCGCATTGTCATAGCCGTCTGGGCGTCCATAAGAGAAAATGCCTTTTTGCTTATTGGGGGTAGACGGATTATCGCGATAGTTGGGATAAGTCAACGCCCCAGCATTCATCGTGATCCCTGTTGGTTCACTCTCAAAATCGTAATGGTAAACTCGTTCAGATTTTTGTCGCACAACGCCATCAATCTCACTCGGTGAGCCAAACTGCAAGACCGCGCCCTGATCATTGACGAGTGCAATGACCCCATTATCAGCGTGCATAGTTGCCGTAATAACTGGATCAACAGGATAAGTGCCGCCATTGTGCACCGTGATGGTGTCGGCATAGTATTCAGGATCCGCTGGGTTAGGCGACCATGGTGAAGCTGAAGTGCCTAGCTCAAGCTTTTCACCGGCTTCATAAATAGTTGTCGCTGAATTTGGATTTACAGTTGTAAGACTTACTGCTAAATATAGGGCGTCAATTCCATCTGGGACCGTAAGGGTAATCGTTGAAATGCCTGATTCTCCAGCTTTTATAACATTGCCGATCTTGAAGCTTACAAAAACCCCTTTAGAGTTAAGATTTATTGCCGCTTCTAAGTCAACTGTATTGTTAGACGGAATTTCAATTGAGTACGTATAAGTTTCCCCGCTTGAAACCGAAACGGTTTTTGCATTGCTGGCTTTAAAGGCGCCCTTGGGTACGGATTCAGCAGTAGCCATATAGCTTGTCCCTGTCAACAAATTCACTGGCACGTCCTTGTATGGCATGTTGTCAAACGTCTTCGTGGCTACCGCGTGGGCGACGCCATCGGGGACGAATAGCGTGAACGAAGATGTGATCGCATTACGGCCTTTAGGCACATCGTCAATATCAGAAAAAGTAGCAATCCAATATTTTGATAGGTCATCGTTGAAAGAAACCTGATGACTATCACCATGAAGGATGCTGTTGAGCTTATAGAATGCTTGCCGGAACGAAAGATTGTCCGCTGCTGCAAGCCTGTAGCCAATAACAATCTCACGAGAAGGGTTACGAGCATACTGGATGAACTCGCCATCTGACTTGCCAATCGTTTGTTTTTCGATTGACTGGCTTAGTAGTTCTCGGCCACTGACTTGTAGCGTGCTATAACCCGGAATCAAGTCTTCAATGTACTGGCCATCTATTAGCATCGCCTCTGCCGGTTGCTGATTATCATCAGAACCCGTGAAGGGCGTTGTTTCTCTAAAATCATACAAAATTAAAATAGCCCCTTTCGACGATTGCTCATTCGTGTCATGCGACTGAGCTCTGTTTGCATTGGGTTTGCAGTTGCACGAGCAACCTCTCGGCCGTCAATGTACAGAGGAACCTCAATCGTTTGCTTGCGAGTGTAGTTGACATCAAGATTTGAAGACAAGGTTGCACCCTGAACACTGTTATTAAGCGACTGCAATGATGCATCAAAGGGAGAAGTATTCACTGCCGGCATCGTAACAGCAGCGCTATCAGCAATAGCTTGTGCCATGCTCGAAACGTTCTTTTGAATATTTGAAAACTTATCAGTAAGTCCTGCATTCAAGCCGTTCATGATCGCGTTACCAGCAGGTATGAGCAACTTGGCATCGTAACTGATTGGGCCCTTATGCTTGCGAATCCAATCAGCAATTCCACCAACAAAATCGGTGATCTTTCCCCAAACGGCCTTAAGACCATTCAAGAAGCTGTCCATAATGGCGCGACCAGCGGCCATTAAATCAATGTGTCTAAGAGCGTCGAATGCTCCTTTGATACCGCTAACTACGTCGTTTACCATGCCAGTAAAGCCTGACCATACAGCCTTAGCACCATTAAAAATACTAGTAGCAGCTCCAATCACAATAGACTGTATGTTGCTCCAAGCTGATGAAAAGAATGATGTAATGCTATTCCACAATCCGGAAAAGAATCCGGGAAGTGCGTTCCAAATTCCCTCGGCTGTGCTGACTGTTCCGCTCCATAGTCCTGATAAGAATGAAACAACACTGTTCCATACGCCTTCGGTGGTAGACACAATACCGTTCCACAATCCGCTGAAAAATGACGAAAGCGCACTCCAAATAGTGGAAGCAGCAGATACGGCACCATTCCAAAGCCCCTCTAAAGCTGAAACTAAAGTATTCCAAACAGTCATTGCATAAGTTTGAATAAGACTCCAAATACCGGAGAAATACGTAACAAGGCCATTCCATATCTGACCAGCGGCGGAAACAATGCTGTTCCAGATAAGCTGGAGATCAGCGCCTAGCTGTGTCCAATTTGCAGTAAGCAAATCGATGACAATAAGAATGGGACCCATAATAACTGCTTTAAGCATGTTCCAAACACCGGTAGCAATTTGGACAATCCCATTCCAAATTGTCGTCAGGGAACCGCCAAAGGTTGACCATACAGCAGTGGCTGCTACAACTATTCCATTCCAAAGAGTCGTGAAGAATGTGGATAGCACGTTCCAAACTGTCGTTGCTGCAGTAACAGCACCTTGCCAGATAGCTGAGAGAGTGGTTGTGAATGCTGTCCAAGCAGCTGATGCCGTGGTCGTAATCCCAGTCCATAGATTGCTGAAGAAACTAGTAATGCCACTCCAAGCTGTCTGAATGCCGCTAATTGCAGATGTAAACGCACCCGATATAGCATTCCAAACAGTTTGCGCAACTCCTACAAGTCCTTGCCAAGCTCCTTGTAACCACGAAACAAATCCCGACCATAGTTTTTGACCAGTCTGGGTTTGGGTAAAAAAGTACACCAGACCAGCAACCACTGCTGCAATCCCAGCAATCAAAAGTACCCACGGATTCATTCCCAAGATCAATCCGAAAGCCTTCCAAATACCGCCAGCAGTTTTCGCAATCGTTCCAAAATTAGTAACAACAGCGATAACGCCACGAATTGGGCCGATCATCCTCGAAAAGATTCCGATGACACTGGAGAATCCTCCAAGGGCCAAACTAATACCCTTAAAGGCTCCCACAGCTCCTAAGATTGCCACTGCAAACGACTTAACAATGTCGTTTGCAAATGCTGCTTTGACAATAGCTGCAATTGGCTTCAGCACGTTAACAACACCAGTTAAAGACGCCTTAACACCTTCAAAAATTGCTTTCCACGGCAAGTTAGCAATAATATCACTAACAGTTGTGATGGCTCCCATGGCTGCATAGCCAAAGTCAGTGACGGCTTGCTTGATACCATTGAAAACTCCCGAAAGCTTCCCACCACCAAATACCGAATTGAACGCATCGCCAACTTTTTGAGCAATACCAATCAGATTGACAAATGCAACATTAGCTAAGCTGCCGACCAAGTCCCAGATGGTATGAAGAACGGATCCGATGCCTCGAAGAATCGAGCTGAGTCCACTCATCGAGTCGCCCTTACCCAGATTGCTTAGCTGTGTCTTGATGTTCAAAATCAATGTCGAAAACGGAGAAAAAAAGTTGCCGATTGATGCTATAACAGAATCAAAATTAATGGCGCCAATTTTATCAATGATTCCGCTAATAGCTCCGACAGCGACTTTAGACATTGCTTGCCAAGCAGGCTGAAGCTTGTTTGCCAGTGTTTCCTGAAGGCCGTCCATTGCCTCGCCGACTGTCTTGTAACTCGTGGCCATCTTCTGGAAAGCCTTGCTGTTGCCTGCCTTTTCGATACCATCAAAGAACTGTTGTGTGCTTATTTTGCCGTTTTGAACATTCTGAACCAGTTCTTTGGTACTCATGCCCATTGCTTTAGCAACGGCTGCCATGCCTGCTGGAGTCTGTTCAAGCATTAGACGGAAATCAGCCCACTGCACCATTGGCTTAGCAGCCATTTGTGTGCCTTGTTCCATCAATGTCTTCATGGCTTGCTTAGGATCATCAGTGGCCGCAGCAAGTCCGCCCATGCCTTTGACCAACCGTCCGACACCTTTCACACCAACCGATGCAAATTGAGCATATGCAGAAGCCATGTCAGAAGAACTGTAGATGGTCTTTTGTGCGTAACTCTGCAAGGACTTTTCAATCGTTGAGATTTCTGCGGGCGTTTTGCCGAGGAACTTCATGTTGCTCTCGAACGTTTGCCACGCCTTGCTGGAAGCGTCAAGTTCACCAGCCATGCTTTTGACGCCTGCACCAATGGCACCCACAACTTTAGTTAGACCAATGGCACCGGCAATCTTACTCACAGTTGACACAAAGTTGCCTGCTGGTTTCGTTGATTTTTCAAAGCTATCACCGGCCTTTGACGCAGAACTCGCGATATTCTTAAAAGTCCCCGAAAAGTTGCGGTCAACGGCGGATAAAATTGCTTCAACACTAAAACTTTCAGCCATGCGCTTCCTCCTTTCTTTCAGATAATGGAATGATTTTGCCTTCGCGCTTCAAACGCTGAAATTCGGCCATCCGCTTTGCGAACACTTGAGCTCTAGTATGTTTGAGCTCAGTTGTGCTCATCTGTGACACTTCATAATTGGGCTCATAATTTGATCGCACGCTATCAATAGCTGCTTTCTTATCAAAGAAATCATCAAATGTCTTGAACTTCGGCTTAGGATTCTTGCTACCGGTGGTTGCCTGCACTTGCTGGTTCATCCATGCTTGCTGCGCAATTTCGTTTTGTCTATCGACTTGCTTAAGCTGATATGCTTCCATGCGCAGTTCGTATTCAACAAGCGTCATACGTTCAATGTCTCGAATATTAGAAAAGCCTAGATAGGCAAAAGCGTATAACAAGATTTCGTGATATGTTTCTTCACTACTCTTTTTAACGCTTTCGTCCTCATCTAGGCCTTCATGTTTTTTGCTACTGCTTTTACTGCGTTAGCGCTGTTCATTTCATCTTTAACTTGCTTAAACAGCGAATCTAAGTCTGTGTTGCTGTCAATAAAGTCATCTACTTCGTTAGCTGACGGACGTTTCTTAGATGTCACGGTGGCGGAATAGATGGTGTCTGCTAAAACAGCAGCATCGTATGCATTCAGACCAGCTAGTGCCTTTGCCACACCCATGCCAAAGTTAATGCCATGCATGACGGCACCCATATTCTTATCCATTTCGCGAACAAAGCGGACACCAAAGTTGAGTTCGTATTCTTTACCGTTAATGGTTAATTGCATGATTTAAAATCCTTTCTTTTAAGCCGCCCGGGTTTCACCCGTACTGTGACTTTCTTAAGCGACTGATAACAAGCCTCTTATGCTGTTATGCTCCAGTACCAGTTCCGCCTGCTGGTGCAGTACCAGCAGTGTTAGTACCTGGATCAACGGCCTTGTCCCAAACTGTGCCACCACCTGTCTTATCAGTGTCAGTGACCTTGCCGACGCCAAGGAATACGTAATCAACCTGTTCCTGAGTCTCATCGTCTAGCGTTGTCCAACCGCGCTTAGGCGTGCCATTAACTGAGAATGTGACATCGCGAGTAGAGTGATCATCAGGATCATTGTCGCTGCTATCTTCTTGCACCGTTACCTGCATATACCATGCAAGATACTTACCTTCGGCGTTCTTGCGTTTGCGGTAGAGAATCCAAAAGTCGAGCAATTCTCCATCAAAAAGTGAGTCATACATTACGTCTGCGATTGCGGATGTGTTGTTCAGAAACTCGACTTCAAGATCGGTACTTGCAGAGCTACGAGTTGCTACATTACCGTCCTTTGTAACAGTGGAACCACTGTCAACAGACGGGTCAAATGACAGCGAAGTCTGCCAAGGGATAACTTGACCGCTAACCGTTGCTTGATCGCTATGTTTGCGAGCCAAGGCAACAACGTCCATGCCTTCTAGCACTTTTAATTCATTTGCCATGTTATGGCCTCCTATAAAATATTGAGATTGAGTATCAGCGTGGCTCGGTTGAGAACCGTGTCAGGGACGCTCTGGTCTTGTGTGAACTCTTTCGACTGATCTTCTACACGCCCATAGAATCGGTAATCATCTGTTAGCACTTGCCCAATCGCGGCACGAAAAAAGCGCTCCGCCATATCAGATACGGTGAAACGCTGTTTTTTGTCGCCCCAGATGTCGATGGTGATTAGCACATTGCCATTGAGTGACGTCTTTGTTGCAGTAGGTACGACTTGAATATCGCCAACAATGACGAAGGGATACGGGGCGTTCTCCTGCTGCATGGGCAAATGGTCGTAAGTCTTGTACCCAGATGATTGCGAAAACGCATAGAAGTAATCGTAGAGTTCTTGCTCTGGTGATGTGATTTGAATCACCTACTTTGCTGCTTGTTTAAGCTGATTAATAAACTGCACTTTCTGATAAAGGAACGCAGGATTCAATACAGGACGTGCCCGCATGAATCGAGTTCCATTTTCGGTGTATGGGTTGTATTCCATTGACATGCCAACTATGCCCGTTAGACCGCCATCTTCAAGCGATAACTTGATACCACGCTTTGTGGCACCAGTAGGATGAGCATACACAGCGCCTGTCATTTGCTGAGAACGAGTCTGGAGCTTTGCTGTCTGCTGCTTGACGATTTGCTTGACAACGTCCATCTTTGCTCGCTTAAGCAGACCTGCTACCAGTTTGTCCATGCCTTTTATCTGCATATTGTAGCTAATGCTAGCCTTGCTCATTTCGTCTCACCCACAATCAAAGTAGTGTTTTGAAGCGGAACGCGGGCGGTATTGAGAACGTAGTGTGTTGCATCATCATCAATCGTTAAATAGCTCCAATTGACGGTGATTGGCTCAACTAATCGGATTACTTTTGCCTTTTGAGCATAGTTTCCGAATAGCTGAACACTCTTGTCGGTTCCCATGTCAGTGACGCTGGCTGCAGCGCTGGCTACCTCTTTTGGGTCACCGTACTCGTGCGTTTTAGGGTTGTACTCTTCATCATCCGTCCAGAATGTGATCTCATGGTCCAAACGCATATGATCACCTCTTTGGATAGCCAGGAATGAAGCTGACGGTGCCAAGAGACTTAGCATTCTTCCCGTTGGCTTCTTTCCAGTCGTTGATGTCATCGGCGAAATCATCGAAGTCGTTAGACTTGAACGTGAACGACTGTCCTTCTTGCTCGTATGACGTCATTCCTTCGTTCTTACGCCTGTTGTAGCGTCTAACGCATACTTCTAGGGCAATATATGAAAGCTCCTCTGGGAAGTCTTCTGTGGGCTTTAAACCGAGCTTAAACCGAAGAGCTTTGGTGGTGTTGGTAACGATGAGATTGAGAACATCATCCTGTGTGTCAGTTTTGATCTCCATCATCGTCTTCAAATCCGCAAGTGTTACCGGATCGGTATCAGCCATGTTATGCCTCCTTTCCGCCGCCCCGCTTTCGCAGTACTGTGATTTTCATAAGCGACGGTGTTCAAGCTAGTCTGAAGGGACAAGCGCAAGCAAGTCTGCCTTCAAAGTCTTCCCAGTGTAATCAATACTGTGGGCGTCCAGCCATGCTTTGATCTCATCAACGGTTTGATCGCTCGTTGGTTTGATATCTCCGCTAGGGTCGAAGCCGTCGTCATTCCCAGACGGCGCTACGCTTTTGGGGCATTGATTCCAGCGACAACGAACTTCTTGTCGATCGTGAAGCGATAGTCAACGATACCAATGTTGCGAGGATCACCAACCAGATCGTACATAGATGTTTCAGAAGCATTAATTGCGCTGTAGCCAAGACCGGCAACCTTAGTAACATCAGTGAATGACGTACCCGCAATTTGCATTGCAAGAGTACGGCGGTTGATAACCGCAGTCTGACCACCATTGCCAAGACTGTCGCGCTTGACTTCATAGCTGTTTTCCGGATTAGCTAAGCCATAAGAAACAGCACCGTTAGCAATGATGAACGCGTCCGTGGTACCATCTGCTGCAACTGGCAGTGCATCATCTTCAACGATCTCAATGCCGTTGTAATAGCTGATTGGCGTACCACCGTTTGATGGTTGAATGGTATCAATCAGGTTTTGATCACGCATTGCACCAACAGCGGCAGAATTGAGCACAATCTTCGTCAGTTGAGGGCTGGCAACGTCACCCATGCGAGACAATGCGGCAATAAAGTCACCAGCAGCCAAAGGAGCAGGCGTGTCCATACCATATGACTTAACAGCCTGCAAATCCGCATTGAGGAATGCGTTCTTCAGGACTGCAATCAGAAGCTTGTTGTCCTGGATGTTCCAGAATGATGCGAATTGTCCTGCAATTTGTTCTGCAACCGGAGCACCGGTAGAAAGCTGACCAAAGTCTGTGTATCCAAAAGCTTTTGCTTGGTACATCTGTGGAGCAATGGCGCTGTAGCTGTCAACGTTGCCGACAGTAATGTCGCTAGTGTCGTTCCACGTCTGAGCTTCCCCGCTAAGACTGTGCAGGGTAGGAATAGTTACATAAGTCCCGCCCTTGAGCAATTGTGCTTGAATAATTGGGTCGGTAGTGAGAATGCCGCTAGAGAGCAGACGGTTAGTAGCAGTTTGCTGTTCCAAGACATAATCCGCGAATACTTTAGGTTCGACCAAATTCAATTTGGCTGTTGCACCACTAAATTCTGGCATATTTATTTACCTCTTTCATTTTGTTAGTAATTTCTTGTACATCTCTGGATCTTTTCGTTGCAATTCGCTGCGCTCTAGCAAAGTCATATCCTTAAGGCTCTTCGTCTTGCGGTTGGAGGACGGGTCCAATGGTGTACTGCCTTTTAGCAGTTCTTGACGGACGCGCTCTGCTACGGCTTGGTCGTGCGCAATGAGCCACTTAACATTGGTCTCGGTTGATTCTGCCTCAGGCGTTACAACATGCTTCAAATCGTCCTCTGTGACCGACACCTTGGCATCTTCAAACATTGAACGAGCTTGCTTTCCCATTTGGTAGCTTGCGAGCTGTGATTTTAGCTCATCTCGTTCTTTTTGAGCTTTTTGAAGCTCATAATCCTTCTTCTGGTCGGCATTCATCTTGGCCAACTTTGCAGCCTCGTCAACAGCAGCTTGCTTCTCCTTCTCGGCACGAGCAAGACGCTTCTTGACGATTTCATTGACCTGTTCATCGGTGTAGGTATGCTGATCAGAGCTTTCATTAGAACTATCTTGGTCATGTTTCGAGTCTTGAGTGTTGGTGTCATTTTCACTTTGAGATTCGCCGTTTTGCTGGTTCTCTTGACTACCGTCAGCACCAGTATCTTCAGCGAAAAATTGCAAATTCATAGGCATTAAAATCTTGGGAATCATGTTAAGAACTCCTTCCACAGCTTTTTAGACGGATCAGGCTTGCGTCTTAATTTACCGGAGCTTTTATAGTCGATCACGCTTGGACTTGATGGCATAAAAATAGCCGCTAGCTGCGGCTTAGAAATTATTCACCTTCATCACCTGGTGCATATGCCGCAATGGAGCATCGGCAGTTGGGGTGAGCTGGAATATCTGGCACATCGTCTACGCGATAAATGCCTCTACCAGTTCTGCCACCTTCTGAAATCTCCTTGCACGCATCACACGCGCTTGGCTCAGCCACCCATTTGCAATAGTCATAGCCGAACTTATTGAAGCTATCTAATTGCGCCTGTGTTTGAATCCGAGCTGACTCAGTACGTGCAATTCGTTCTGTCACATAGCGGTGATTGTTCACCGTTTCTGCCACTTGACCGCGTAGCTTGCGAGCAATCTTTAATGGACTTTGTCCTTGAATTGTGGCGGATGTCAGCAGTTCATCCAGTTCAGCCTTTAGAATGTCTTGGTTGATCCAAATGCGTTGTGAGAAGGTGTAATCTCCCTCTCGTTTGGAGAGCAGCTTGGCTAAATCAGTGTAGCCGCCCTTAGACACCGTCTCTCCAAGTATTCCGGCTTGCCGTTTGATCTCGGATTGATAATCATCGCTCAATTTTGAGATTAGATCAGCGTTCACTTTCATGTGTGCATCAAGCATTTCTTGACCAATCTCGCTCTTGAGCATTTCTAAGCGATTAATCCGCATGGTAGCGTTGTATAGCTTGAGACGATCATTGACATCCTTGCTGAAGTCGGAATATTTGAGCGGTTCGCCGTTATACATCTTTCTAGCATCATCGACAATCGACTTTGCTTCCGCTTGATAAGCTTTAATGTCGGTGGCCATCACTGCTTGACGCGCACCGGCCATACTGTCGTTGCTATATGCGGCATACTTGGCAAGCTCTGAATCAATATCCTTTTGAATGTCGGTTAAAGCTTTGTCAAAATATGCCTGAATTCTGGAATTGAACGCTGCGTCATTTTTAAGGTTCCCGACAATCCATTTCCGTTCAGCAGCCGTTCGCTTATTCCAATATGCGGAATTACTCGCTATCTGTTGTTGAGTCGTTGTTGTCATCATTGCCACCACCATTCAGCAATTTCTGGAAGTCCGGGCTTGACGGACTGTTAGCAGCAGCATCTTTTGCTTTCTGGGCGGTCTCATCAGCGATGCGTTTCATTTCGGCCTTGGGATCATCAACAAACGATAAGGTGCTAAGCATAGTCTGATCTGATACGAGGCCTTTGAGTTTAGAAGCCGCGTCCGCTTCGTCGGTAATGTTCTCCGGAAGATTTCGCGTGAATGCGAAGTTAAGCTTTTGCCAGTCATCGGCTTTGCTTTCTGGAAGGATTGTCCCAACACTGAATGCGATCTTGTAAAGCGACCGGAGTGACTGTGTGAACTTACGGTCCTGATTGGCCGCTAGGTTCCTCATTGGTAGCAATTTGTATTGCAATGCAACGCCTGAGCTATTGCCGCTGAACGCTTCATCGTTCAAGTTTGCAACCATGCTGATCTGATAGATCATGCTGATGAGGCGGTCAATGAGGTGCTCTTGAATGGCATCGCCATCAGGTTTGGTCAGAAATTCAGCTACGCCTTGAGCAGAATCAGCGTCTGGGGCATAGATAATCTGGTTGCCATTAAGATCGAGTTTGGGGTTGCCGTCATCGTCCTCATCGAGTTTGAGACCCTTGAGAACCAAGTATGCATTGTCAAAATATTCATTCTGGTTCGCCTTCTGGCTTAGTACCTTGTCTAAGGCATTGATGAGCGTCTCAACGTTCTCAAAGATGCCTTGACGCTCGGTGTTCATGAAGAACTCAACTGCTGGCACTTCGTTAAATGGGTTAAATCCGTCTGTCCCTTCAAAGCGAACCATATCAAGGCCGTATATTCCGTCTTTCATATACACCTTGCCAGTTAAATTGTTGTTATCATCATGCCAATACATGACAAACGCAACGGCTTTATGTGCTACCGTGTCATCATAGATGAGGAATGAATTGATAGGCGAGCTGTACGCAATACACGTCTTGCTGTCTTCGTCTTGGTACAAAAAAGCAAGCGCCCGTCCGTAAATGGATGCTTGCTTGCTGATCTCGCTTAATTTGTCCTGAACGCTGTTCGTGTCGTTCCACTCTTGCAGCACAGTATTGTCCTGTGTGTTGTCGAGCGTGATCTTCGGTGGAATGCCAATGTAAAACCCGTTGTAGGTATCCACGATATAGTGAGCCAAGTTGCCAACAAGACGGTTGTCTGGCCCATGGTCTTTGGCATCTTCATGAAGAATTTTATGATCGCCAAGATACATCTTTTTAGCAGGCAGATATTTCATGCGAGCTAGTTCATCGTTTGCACTAATGAAATTGGTGATATCGTCCCCAGTAATAGGCGTGTCTACTGGAAAAATGAACACGTCACCGTCTGCAATTGAGCCTTTACCTTGAACTGTTAATATGATGGCCACCTCCTTAGAAGTATTTGCTTGTGTTCTTGAACGTGCGAGCTGTATTTCTTCGTTTGATTACCTGCATGACAAAATATCTCATGGCGTCCATTGCGTGGTCATGTGCCTTGACCACTTTGTCTTCACCCTTTTGACTGGCCTTGTCATCCCACACATAAGAAGCGAACTCTTTGAACAGATTAGTTAGCCCAGGTGTGAACTTGATATCACCAGAGTTCATAGCTGTTTGCGTTTCTCTAATGCCGTTTAGCACATCGTTATCAGCTTTAATAACTCGATACCGGCGTTCTCTCAATTTGGTAATAAATGAAGCCGCTGATGGATCAACAATCACTTCACAGCGTATGTCACCGACAAATTGGCTGAAATCCCGAGCGTATTCATCATCTGTCTTCTGTCTGCTGCTATGCCGTCCATCGTAGTAATACTCTTTGAGGCAATACCAAACAGACCCACATTTACCCCAAAGTAAGAAAACTGTGGGGTTCTGTGTGCCATAGTCAACACTGACATAGTATCGGCTTGGCTGCTGGCTTGGATTGCTGACCATCTCGTCTTTATTGAAGTTGTCGTAGACAATTCCATCAGCCAGAACCCATTGTCCCAGAATATATCGCTGGTAAAACACTCCTGAGTACATATGTTCGTACCTGTCAATAACTTCATCACTCAGGCTTGGGTTGTCCGTCATCACGAAATGAAGACGCAATGCGCGTTTTTCGTCCGCTTGATCAATCCAGTCAGTTTTGAACCAGTGATACGGGCCCTCTGGGTTCATATTGAACCAGTATTTGCCGCCAGTTACGGAAACACGTGCTGTCGCTTGATTGACAAACGACTGTGGCATGAGAGCTGCTTCATCAAAGAACATTCCGGCAAGTGTGATCCCTTGAATCAGATCTTGGCTGCTTTCATCTTTACCACCGAATAAGTAGTATAGGTTGGTTCTTCCATCAAGGCTGATTTCCAGCATATTTTCTGAACGCCGATCCACAACTGAGAATCCCACTTGTTGCAATGTTTGTTTGAGTGGCCTGATAACATTTCGACGCAATGATCCTATGGTTTTGCCGGCAATGCCAAATTGCTCGCGGTCAAACACAATCATGCTCCACAGAACATAACTGATCGACATAGCAAACGTCTTTCCAGAACGCACAGCACCATCAGCAATGATTGTCTGCTTGTCTGGATAGCGGCGCCACCAGTTGATGATGTCTAACTGTTTCCCTTTGAATTGATCAATCGGAGTTGTCATTGACATCACCGTCCTTTGGAATGCTTTCATCAATTGCGGCTAAAAGCTTGTTTAGTCCTCCATCTTGGCCTTCTGGTGTGCGATAGGCTCTGGCTTTTGCTTCCATGATGTCAGCCTCAGCTTTGGACTTGCGAGCCTGTTGTCTATTCAACTCATCATTACTGCTTATAACCTTTTCGATGATGTATGAAGCAGCATTATATCGAACCATTTCAGATTTCGCCTTCAACAGCTCTCTCATGGTCAGCACAGCCTCAGATGACAAATCGTGAAGCATAAACCGTGTGTATTCATCTTGCCCAAGCCTGAAAGCTTCGCGCGTTTTCCACGTAGATAAAGTGGTCGGCGAGACATGAACTTCCTCTGCTATTTTTGCCTGCGTCATTGCCCCTGAAAACAGCAACATAACGGCTTTTCTCTGTTTCTCAGGTAGCTTCCAAAAATGCCGCAAACTTTTGATTTTTTCAACCATCACATATCACCACACCTCCCGCATTTGTACAAGCTCTTAGCCTTCCGTATATTGTTTAATCTTGTCAACCTGCAAATCGCACCATTCGTCATGTGTGCCGTCCGCTTTGTAGATTGTTACGACTGGCATTGATCGGTATCCCAGCTTGCGGAACCGTTCGTAGTCGTCTGCGTCTGCTGTAATGGTTTGCACCGGCATGACACGTGACAGTTTTAATATTGTTCGCCGACACTTTTGGCAGTGTGGCTTTGTGTAGATGATTGCTTGCATGTGTTTCTCTTCTCTCGATAGTTTCTCAATGATTGATCGCTCTATGCCGCTGACGTAGCCGTAGTCAGTTCGGATCATACGATTAGACATCATACGTCACCCGCAATCTGCTCTCATCGTATTCAAACACCTTCCACGACTTGTGGCTCATGGTGTAGCCGTTCTTCTTCTCGTAGTTATCTGACGGCTTGGGTGTGCCCATCTGTCTAAGAATCACACCACTATCGTCGTCGACTACCTCATGATGGAAATGGCCGTAATGTACCTCGCGCCATGTAGAATTTGCCCATATGTCTGAATGCTCTGTTGCAAATAGCATTGGCAACTTGCGCAGCGCCGTATCGCCGTGGGCCATCATAATGCCAACGTGATCAAGTCTGAACGCTTGCCGATACTCAATGGTATTGTATACACTCACTTGCGGATAGCGATCACTCAGGCCATCAACGAATGCCCATTGCATGTCAAAATCATGATTTCCCCCAATTGCTCTTATTGAGACGTGTGCGGCGTTTTGCAGACACGCCTGTATGATTGCGCCAATAAACTGTTTGGCCTCGCTCCACGCCTTTACGGTGTCCGCGTGGTCAAGCTGAGTGCCTTTGACCGTCTGGGTAGTCGCCATGAAGTCGGAATGAAGCAAGTCGCCACCTAACTCAATGACAACGTGCTTGTAGCCTCGCCCAATAATCTCAATCAGATCGTTCAGTCTGGGACTTAACATCTCCAATGTCGTGATACCGAAGTGTAAATCAAAAAGCGGAATCACCAAGTTATGGCATCCCGCTTTGATATTAGTTACTCTGATCGGTGTGACATCTTCGTTGAGCATCGCCGACAGTTCCTTGGGCTGTAGTCCGCCCTTCGGTGCCAGCCGAATCTTACTCTGATACAGGGTTGCCTCTGGCGTCTGCTTCCAATAGTTGGAAGTCGCATTTGAAATGCGCCATTGTTCTGGGTCGTATCCATGCGCCCTAAGAACGTCTTCTGGGGTGAGTTTCTGGCCCCTGACGACTTTCAGAATGGTTTCACTGGACTGTGTGCCGTCTGAATCGTATTCATTCTTGGCTGGTTTTTGGAACTCGATGCCAAGCCGTTTTGCTTTACCTTGAAGCGCATCATAGCTAATCCCAAGCTTGTCTGCCGTCTCACGTCTGGTAAAGCCTTCAGAGGCGAGCTTCCTAATTCCGCTGATTTGTTCATCTGTCCATTGCATCTACTCGCCTCCGAAAATATGTATAAAAATAGCACCCCACATAATGTGAAGTGCTATAGTCCCGTGCCTTTTCCATGTGAGAGGTGGGAATCGAACCCACGCATTGCCCGCCTGGTGACGGGGCGCTTTTCCGCTTAGCTACTCTCACTACTTGTTGACACGAATCCTAGATACCGCGCTAGGCCGCTAACGCACAGACAAGTCTCTGGCGGGACATAGTAGCCGTGTCTTGCTACCGTTCTGTATTGCTCGCTCGCCCATTGTCAGCTAGGGTCATCGCAAGCTGTGTCCGGTCGCTAAACTGGACAATGTGGCATGCGGGAATCGAACCCGCCTGACTATCTCAGCCAGTCCTCATTGCCACGCCTTGCCACAGCTTTATCATCACTGAGGCTCGGAGGAAAAATGCGGTGCTTTAGGATCGCTCCCTTGGCACAATACAATCATAAGGGATTCCGTTTTTAGTTCGCCACTCATTTATCAATCAATTAGTCCTCAAATAGTCCTCATTCATCGATCATTTATTGCTCACTACTTTTTCTGGGTGTGACGCCAAAGTACCAGGCCGCTGCTAACAACGCATTTTTCTTTCTGCGTGTGTAGGTTGCTGCAGATATATCGAGAATATTCATTGCATCACCGTCTGGCGTATCTGTTTCTGGCCCATCGCAATAGCGCACCCTTAATAAACGCTGATGTGATTGTTTCGGCATTGATGCAATACAACTGTCGCACCATTCACAGAACTTACGTGCCGATTCTTGTCTTTCCAAACGCTGCTGTGCATACAGCGGACGCTGAACAGTGCTGGCAGAAGTTCCGTCTCCCCATGCACTAGTGATCTTTGGATTGACTGGCGCCTTTATGAATCCACGCTCTGCTCGGTATTTATTTAGGATATTTTCGACTGCTTCCCGATCCTTTTCATCGCTAATTGATAAAAGCTCCATCACAAGCGCCACCCCTTATGGTATAATTAAATTTGTAAAAATTTGGGGAAACGGCGTGCCGTAATGGTGCGCTTTTTTTATGCCTTAAACGTGCGTTCAACATGTGCGTTTGCTATACTGTAATTGGAGGCCAAATCCTAATCTTTTATTTAATTCACTCTCAATCGTACGTTTGGCCTCCGGCGCGTCCTTCATCAGGCGCGCTTTTTGTTTACCTGAACTTGAAAAGCAGCAAGCCACTGTTCAATCGTGGCAGCGGCCGCCTTGAAGACTGGATAAAGTGCTTTTGCAAATTCGTCCATTTTGTGCTCATATTTTCTGCGTTCATACATGATCTGTTCCTTGCGCGCTCGCATGACTGCTCGATGCCGATCATTCATTTCATTTCCCTCTTTTCCAGTTAGCCCATATCCACATTGCAACACCTGAGATTAGCAACATGACGGCAATCATCTGTTTCATTCCCGCTCCTCCCTGATTGCATCCGAAATGTCCCAAAGTGCAAACAAGACTGCTATCAGTGTCAAACCAGTAAATGTTTTGTAAGCTCCAAAATTCATATATTTTGCAGGTAAAAATGAAGACGCCAGAGCTAATATTAAACCAAGCCATGACATGAAACGGTAAGGACTTATTTTCATTGCTTTCCCTCCAATAGCTCCGGATTCTCAAAGGTGTTTCCGATGACCTCACACGTCTCAACGTCACTTTCAAAAATGGTTGCGAGTGCATTTGACTCATAGCACCATGCTGCTGGTATGCCTGCCAAATCAAATGCTGGATAGCCCTCATCACCAAACCATTTTACTGTTGCTACATAAGATTCCCCGTCTTCTGATGTGACTTTCAGAATATCGCCTTCGTAGACTTCACGGCCGTTCTTGTCGTGCAGGCCGGTGTATTGCATAAGATCATAGCTATCCGCAAGTTGTAATTCTGCATCATACGCATCCTCGATAAGGCTCCAGCATCCGCTTGGGCCAAAGTTTGTAGCGGCAACATCAACCATCACTTTGTCTTTTTTGTTCCATGCTCTGAACTTAATCTCTCGTTTCATTTCTCCGCCTCCAATTTCACGATTTCGCCGGTTTCCTCTACTTTCCAAGCGCCTAGCACCCATGCACGGGCGAAGGTGTCCTCATGTTCAAACGTCATCCATGGAGATAAAGAAACTACTGCGGCGTAGCTCATCGCTCCGGATAGAGAGAATTTTTTGTGTTTGAGTTTTACAATCACATCGCCCACCGCTTTCGGAATCACCGGAAGGTCATCTGGCAAGGCGGCGTCATAGTCATCAAGATAATTTGGCTCATCGTCACAGTAGTATGGGATTCCGGCTTCGTTGGTATATGCGTCAGAAACCTCGGCGTAGCATTCTGCTAATTCCTCGAACACGTCCCGCTTCGTCTCATTGCTCATCGTCAGTCACCTCTTCGCGCTCACAGTTTTCCAGATGCCGCTGCTTGATTTCGTCCATCGTGAACTCTGTTTCTGGCAGGCCAGCACCGCCTTGCACAAACGAGAGGGTGCCATCCTCACGTTTTCGGTAGAACAAGGCCGGCAGGTCAATACCGTAAACCTTAACTCGATAAAGTTTATCCGGCTCAATCGCATCCACGGCCGTATCGATCGTGGTAACCATTCGTACAAAATCAGCTTTTGATATATCCACTTTGTCCAGCATGTTCAAGATCTTCATCTTAGCTTCGTTTTTATTCATGGTCTTGTTCCTCCTTGTCCAATACATCCTAGCTTTCCTTCCGCAGCGCCGCTTGGTTTGGTGATGTACTCCTACTCAAATTCGATTGCTGGTATGTTCAGATGCTCAATCAAGCCGAGGCGTTCCAACCGCTCATAGTTGAGACGCTCGCAGTATGAATCTGCTTCGTACTGAGACCTGAATTCCTTGATTTTGGTTTCGCCATTGCGGCCCACAATCTTGAATTTCATTTTTTTATCGGTCCTATCCAGTTGGCTCATTTCTTCATAATTTTTACTCATTTTTCGTCCTCTTTTCGGTATACATAGTTATTAATATGATCTGCCAATTGTCCCAGTGGGATATCGCATTTTTTTAATGGCACTAGTTTGTAGTCCACATCTTCGTACATGACGCCTACTACCTTGCCAGTCTCTTTGCTGATGTAGATGTCATCGAACGTGTCGTCTCCTGTTTTCATCGGTCGGCCTCCTAAAGCTGTTCTTCCGTGAATAGTCCTGTGTGATAGTCATATCTAGCAATCGTGACCGGTATCTTGTACCTGATCATGAAAAGCAGCATTCGAAGTCTGGCATCGGTGGTCAAAGTTGCGTCTCCGCCTTTAACGTCAACAACTTTTGCAAGCTTTTCACCGTCGTAAAAGCAGAAATCAGGCTTGTATTTTCTTGCCGAGTATCGTTTGCCATTGATTTTGAAGGCAGACAGAATCTCAAACGGCTCTTGCATCGTGATCTTCTGTGGCTTGTTGCGTATCAGCATGTAGTAGGCGCCCTCTGCCTTGCTTGCAAATCGAATGCCATCAATCACAACTGGCTGTGCATTGTATTTGCCTCTGCGTCTCTTGCGAATAACCATTGCTAACGACTCACAATCTCTTCATGGCCGTTGTTACGGCTTGGCAACTTGATATCAAACTCACTTGCCACTCGCCTCACGAACGTTGTTGACTTCCCAATCCGTTTCGCAACGTCAATCAGTGTGTCGCATTGTGAGGCCGCTTCTGCAATTCCGCGCGCGTATTTTGCACGGGCTTCTTTTCGCTTCTTTGAAATCTTTTTAATGCCATTGGTGACTGAAGTCTTCAAAGTATCGCTGTCATCAACACCGGCTACCGCACGTTTCTCGACAATCGCTTTCTTTGATACAACGATCAGGTTGTTGAACTCTTGCTTTTCGATTTTTGAGAATGCTTCGCTTTCAGAAATGCCTAGCATTGCTGCATTTTCGTAGCGCGTAATCAATTCAGCTTTGAAGTCGCGCCACACTTTGTCGCCCTGTTTGTATAAACGCACTGTTACTTGTGTCATGCTTTCTTCACTCCTTGCTTATCAGGCCTCAGTTCGTCAAGGCTAACGCCTAGAGCATCCGCAATTCGGATCATCGTTGAAAATGACGGATCTTTGATGCCACCGGATCTAATCATGTATAAAGTTGATGGGTTGTTGTATCCTGCTAAATCAGCTAATTCTGGGATGCTAATTGATCGACCATCTAAAATCTTTTGAACAGAATCCCACATATTGTGTCACCTCTATATGTTTAAGTACAGCATGTTGTAATGAGCATACATTTTTGATATACTAGATTTACAGGCTACTGTAATTACCTGTAATAAATTAGATGGGGGGACTATTGATGGCAAAAACAAAGTCAAGCGTTCGCGGAACGCAACGGAAGAAAATTGTTGTTGTAAAGCCGTATATCAAGTCTAGCGGGACTCACGTTGACGGCTATCGGCGTTCCACGCCAAACTAGTTTTCACAGTCATGCTTTAATTACTCCTTTAGGGTCTAAGGTTTCCCTGAGGGAGTTTTTTGTCATTTTCATTAAAATGGCAAATCATCATCAGAAATATCGAGTGGCTGGCCATTATTAGCAAACGGATCCGTGGCATTCGCTTGCGAAGCATTTGGAGTCGTTTGACTCGCGTTTGTGGTCGCTGCTGCTGATGCATTGGCTGTTTGCTGTGATTTAGGACTATTCTGAGACGCCTGTCGTGACTCAAGCAAAGCAAAATTATCAACGATTACCTCGGTCACGAATACTTTCTGCCCTTGCGCGTTATCATACGTGCGCGTTTGGATATGACCTTCCACACCAACCAAGGATCCTTTTTTGGTGAAGTTTGCAAAGTTCTCAGCCGACTTGCGCCAGATCTGGCAATTCACGAAATCAGTTTCTCGTTCTCCATTTTTGCTCTTGAATTTGCGATCAACAGCAAGCGTGAACGATCCGACAGCCGTGCCGCTTTGTGTGTAGCGCAAGTCAACATCTCTTGTCAGCCGGCCTGTAAGTGAGACACTGTTTAGCAATATGCTTCCCTCCTAATTCTTTTTGCCCAATGCTCGTAGCTTTTGCAATTGCTCAGCCAATTCGGCTCTGTCTTCTGCGGACACTTTTTTGTGTTCTGGTTTGTAACCTGGTTCAGCCCAATTAGGCAATTTCTCAGTCCGAACTGGCTTGCCGTAACGGCGCTGAGGCTGATTCGTTTTGCGTTCACTATCGTTTGCTTCGACAGCAGCAACCGTGAGAAGACGCTTGCTTTCCCAGTTTTTCAAGATGCCGTTGACGTACTTGTAGTTTCGGACATTGCTCTCAACCGCAGTCCGTAGCGCATTTAGAACTAGCTTCTCAGGTTCAGGTGATCCTGCTTTTCGCATGTCAGCAACCCAATCAACAAGGCTTTCTCTGGTGAACGGTGACAGTTGTCCAAACCCGTTTCCTTCCCAGAAATTGCAAATATCAAGAATTGATGATGACGACGATGACGATTCTTCAGCAGGTCTCTCTGCTGCCTTTACTGGAGCAGTAGTCTGTTGTCGTTTAGTTTTGTCTAGTTTAGTCTCGTCTTGTTTAGTGTATGTGCTACTGTGTTGCCTACTAGGTTGTAAACTACCTTGTAAACTGTGTTGCCTACTAGGTTGCCTACTGTGTTGCCTACTATTTGACACACCGTCATCAGCTTGACTACTAGGTTGCCTACTATCTGACGTACTAAGTTTTCGTGAAATATCGATGACTGAGTAGGTCGTTGCCTTAACACCGTTAGTTTGAAAATCTATCAGCCCTGACTGCTTTAGCGCGTTGCGGGCTTTGACAATGCCCTGACGGCTTAAACCAGTCAACGTTTCAAGTGTTCGATTCGGCATATTGAATTCGCTTGGCCAGCCTAGCTGGTTACATTGGTAAACCAGCCCATGCCATAATGCTATCTGTCCTGTGCTTAGCGGATTAACGCTTTGCTGAATGTAGAACTCTCGAATTAGCTTGAATAAATCCATGCGGTGAGTCACCTCCTACTCGACCAGATCGTAGAGGCTGATGATCTGAGTCAGGTGCTTAGTTGCCCGGCAATACTCACAGTGCTCACACCGTTTTGGTTCTTCTTCGCCGTTCTTAACGGCTTCAATGCGTGGCTGTAGTTCCTTAACTCGTTCCAACCAATAGTCCAGCAAATCTTGCGGCATTGAGACCGCCGCTTTATCTGGCGGATCCTGCTTTGATACTGCGATGATGACAGGCACGGCTTGAACGCCATATTGCTGTCGAATTAGCTCCTGATACACGGCCATTTGCAGTGGGTAGTTGTAAGCCTCAATGAAAGAACCATAGCGATGTTCTTCTGGTAGATAAAAACGCTTGTTGATGTCCATGGTGGTTTTCAAGTCAGCGAAGTATTTATGGTTATCCGCTAAGCAGTCAAGTTTGCCTTTCCAAGCCACCCCACCGATCTCGCCTTTGACAATGACTTCTTTTTTTCCTTGATAGAACTCTTTGAACTTAGGATCTGTTCGCAAAGTTCTAATCATGTTGTCAGCAACTTGATATTCTCTTTTGAGCTGTCCTTTTGTTGCACCGCGAGTTGAAATAATCTCTGGATGTTCCTGCTTAAACTTGTTGTGCGCATAGCGGCTTTGGAAGTAGCTATGAAGATAGTTGCCGACCAACAAGGCCGTTGGGTCGCGCTTGGGCTTCCACTCGTACTTCAATTCCGCCAAAGCCTCGGCCTCGCAAGCCATGAACTTTTTGAACCATGTCGGCGATTGATACTGCCAATCCATGCGATTCGTGTAGTAGTTTCTACTTGTTAACTTGGTTCTGGAAGAGGTTCGCAACTTCTTTGTCGGTAACTGGACGATGTTCAGCTCGGTCTGCTTGACTGGTTTCTTTTGGCTTGGCTTCCTTGGCTTCTTTGGTATTTGCAGCATGTTTCGACTCCTCCTTCGGCTTGCTATCAATCAGATCATCAAAGTTTGGTGTCACGTCCTTAGGTTCCGCGTTGTCGTACTCATCGGCAGTGGTTTCATTGACCGCTCCCAGTAAAAGGTCGTTGTCAGAACTTGAGTTGATGAAGAACTTGGCAGCCCGGTTGAGCACCGTTCGCTTAGCCATTTCCTCGGGGAACTCTTGCTGAACCTTTTTGGTTTTGGCATGACTCCAGCTTTGATCAATCTGCTTCTTGGTCATGATGGTGAAGTTCTCAACGCCATTGTTATCGACGATGACAGCAAATGCTGCGGCAATAGCGTTGTCTTGGTTCTCAATACGCGGCTCGAATACTTTGACGACCGTCCGGCCTCGATCAGAGCCAATTTGGAATTTATCGCCTTCCCGAACAACCTCGGCCCAAACATCCTGCACATTATCCAAACGCTTCAGGATCGCCAGGCTACCAAAGTACGAGCGCATCAGGGTCAGGTCTTTGCCGTAAGGAATGAAGTAAACCTGATTCTTAGCTGGGCTGAGACCCTGAATCACCATATTAAGCAATGCTTTAGCTTGCGATTGCGGGCTAGTTTTATCTAACAGCGATGGCCCTTTGCTGTTATCTGATAGCGTGAGCCAAGCCGAATTCAGCGCATTGCTAGGGCTATAGTTCGCCGGAAGTTTCAAGCCTTCATTCTTCTGCATCTCAGTGATGCGGTTGTTGACACTTGCTACAATTTCATTTGCCATTTCAATTCCTCCTAGTAGTCGGCGGCAATTGCCACACCGCCAAGTTCGTTCAATATATATTCGCGGATTTCATCTGGATCATCTTTGATCGTGTCACCTTCAGGCCCGATATTCGTGATAACTGCTTCGCCTGAATAAATGGGATCTCCCTTCCAATCAAGCTTTACAATCGTGGTAGCCATTTCACTTTGCCGCCTTTCGTGATAAACTTGAGACATAATAATATCTGCAATATTGTTGACTTCCCGTAGTTGGCGCTACGGGATTTTTTGTGCGCATTTGTTGAGCATCCGTTGACTAAGTTCGAACATCCAAAGCCAACCGCGATCGCCGTGGCCTTTATAAATCACGTTCTCGACCTGATCGTGAATGTCTTGCCAATACTCTTTTGTATCTCGCATGTGCTGTCCTCCTATTCAATCCATTGTTTCCATCCGCCCACCGCCGTGGCACCAATCATGACGCCAGCCATAGCTACAAGCAGATACTTCCAAAACGATGATGTTGGATCGAGCAGCACTGACATGATTGCTTCTAGCATTGCCTATACCCCCTGCTGACGTGCAAACCAACGTTCCATCTTTTCTGGCTCAACACGTTGTGTCTTACCGGGACCGACAAATGGAGCACCTTTTTTCTTCCAGCGACTAACTGTTGCCGCTGAAACCTGATAGTGTGCCATGACATCTTTTGGCGTCCAATAAACTTTGGGCTTAAAGGGCTTGCGTGTCCTTTGCGGCTTAGTGGGATCGATCAGTGTAAATCCTTGTTCCATGCCTGCTCATCCTTCCTCATATAATGAAGTTCCTGATAATGTGGGAGCCTTTCGCTGAAAAGATCCATAATTGAGATGCCTAGCATTTCACAAATGGCATTCAGCTCGGTTAGATCTGCAACTGTGCTATCCATTTTTTCGAATGCGTATGCTTTCAAGTTTTTAGCGTCATCGCGTGTAAAGTTGGGGTCATTAGCAAGGCCCTCAATGTCGTGCTCGATGAAAGAAGCTTTCTCCTCGTCTTCTTCTCGTTTGTCGGTGAATAAAAGCCCGCGTAAATCGTGGTATATTCCGTCACCGCTAAACAGCTCAGGGATCTTGACTTCCTCGTTCATTTGACTGCCTCCTTTCGCTGTTGAAATTTCAATACTTTGTTTCTCCTTCAAGTGAGATAATTATCGTAAAAAATGAGGTGCTCAGCATGCGTATAACATTCACCCTCGATACATTGATTGGGTTAATTGCGTTAGTCGTTGCGATTTGGAGTCTTGCATATACCTACTGTCAAAACCGCTCGCAACTTGATTTGACTTACCAGAGCGTTGACCACGATGAAGATCAGCCTTATTACTTCGTGATCTTAAAAAATACTGGCAGTAAGACAATCACGATCACCGACTTCGCGTTTTACAAAGAATCTGAGCGTTTAAACGATTCTGGCTATCAACCCGATACGCTTATTTCAGATTCGCTTGGAATCGCCGCTTTGTCCCGCTTAGACGTTCAAGAAAGCCTTGTCTTCGATCATTCAGAGATCCTCGCTCCAGGTGAAGAAGTAAAGTTTGGTTACTATCTCACCGTGGCACCGACTCACATATTCATAAGGACTAACAAGCGCATCACTGGTTGGAAACATTCAAAGCTAATCCTTGCTGATTTTTATGAGGAGCAACATAGTTAGCAGATTGACAACTAAGATCAGTATTTGTAGCACCGTAGTAAACGTCATCGTGCCACCTCCTCTCGCTGGGCGGGACTGTGTTTATCAAGGTTTACATTTTCGCTACCAAAAATAGCATCAACGCTATGACCCAGAATTTCAGAAATTCTCAACGTAATTGAAGTCGCCGGATCCTTTGTTTTTCCTGTTTCAATATTGGATATGGTTAAGCGAGTGACGCCAACTTGCTTTGCTAGTTCTAACTGAGACATCTCTTTTTCTCGGCGATAATGACGCAAGTTGTTGCTCATGTCTGTTCCTCCCTTCTTGCTTATGAATTAATAATATACCGAGGTATACACTGTGTCAACCAATATATACATAAAATCAAAAGTTTTTTTGTATAGTTAGATATACAATAATCACAAGGAGGTTTAGTCATGTCAGAATTAGGCGATTATTTGCGCCAGTTGCGCGGTACCATGTCGCTTCGTGAAGCCTCCCAACGTTCACACGGGAGAATCAGCCATGCGGCAATAGCTCAAGCCGAAAAAGGTATTAATAGTCATGGCAAGCCATTCACGCCATCTGCTGAAACATTAAAAGAGTTCGCAAAACTTTACAATGTCAGCACTACTAAATTGATGAAAATGGCTGGTTACATTCAAAAGTCAAGCGATCTTCCTAGCAATGCTATTCCCGTATCAAGCGAAGAATCTGACCAGCCGGTTATGGTTTATGGAGAAATTCAAGCCGGCGTTGCCAAGTGGGCTGAACAAGACATTATCGGTCAAATAAATGTTACCAAGAGCTTTGCTAAAAGATACGGAGCAAAGAACCTATTCGCGCTTCAAGTTAACGGCGAATCCATGAATCGAGAAATCCCCAACGGATATATAGCGGTCTTCTCGAAAGATTTAGAACCAGAAAGCGGTGATATAGTTGCCGTTATGATCGACTCAGAAAGCGCTACGATCAAGCGATATAGGGAAACGTCGCTCGCAGTTCTGTTTGAGCCATCATCATGGGACCCATCTTTTAAACCATATGTATTCCCCAAAGACGGGATTCAAGACTTCAAAATAATTGGGAAGTTTTTATACGCAACAAGCGAGTGCATTTAGATTGGAGGATTAAAAATGGAACACGAAACTAGGAGATCTCATCGAGATATTAAAAAGCCTTTTTGGAAAAGATGGAAGTTTTGGACAGTATTTGTCGTCATTGTTCTACTAGTTGTTGGCATTTCAAGTTGTGTCAATGAGTTCAAAAAAGAATCAGCTTCTCCGTCTACAAAAATATATAAGCTTAATAGTGACAGATCAGTAAAGGCGATGTTGAAACATTACAATCCCGAAATAAAATACGAAAGCATTTCCGGGGTTTATACCAACTCTGATGGATCTAAAACTGTTGGGCTTAATATCAAAGAGTCTGGAAGCGACCTATCGAACAAAATGGCAATGAGAAATGCAGGAAATGATGTTTTGAAAACTTGGGACGCATTCAAAAAATCAAAGGGCACGAATTTTGCAAACATTGCGATAATGGTCACCTATCCATCAAACAATGGACAAATACCGATAATCAAGGTTCAAATTACTGGAAACAAGTTGAAATCTTTTAACAAAAGTAGCTCTTCGTCATCGAACGTTCCATATATTGCTACGAAATATTGGCAACGCAATGACATGCCCGCTCTTAAATAAAATCAGTCCAAATACTGACGACTATAAAAGCTGAATATTTTGGAGGCATCATATATTGAAAACCACAAAATTAGTTGTTGGGATTTTGCAAATCGTATTATCCTTGTTTATCTTGCTGCAGTCATGCGCCGTGGGTGTTGGTAATGCTATTGATAAGTCAAAGGATGTGGGCGGAAGTGCTGGCTTTGTGGTAGCAATTCTGTTCATCGCTTCGGGAATTATTTATATTGTCACTCGCAAATCAGAAAAGCTTGGCGGTGACATTGCCGGTCTTGTCTTGATGATCATTTCATGGTTATTCGCGATTAGCAATGCACACGTATATTCAGACTTGCAAATCTGGGGTTGGGTTTCATTCATCATTGGTGTCGGCTTCTTTGTTTGGCACTTTATTGCATTACGTAAACAGGCAAACAAGTAATAATCGAGGCCCCTACTTGGGGCTTTTGTTGGGCACAAAAATAGCCCCGGTGGCGAGGGCTGAGGAGGAAAATATGTCAGCTAAAGAAGATAGCCTAAATTTCAATGAATATGGAGAACTCGTGCTTGAGGGCATCATAGCATCAATACCTTCTGTCGGGGCAGCCTTACAAACAGCTTATTTTGGAAGGAAAAATGAGAAACGATTCAAACGAATCGAGAGTTTCTATAATGAGTTGTCGAAAGATATTAATAAGCTTCATGCGCAGATGGCCACAAGCGAGCAAATAGACAGCATATCAAACGAACTATCAGATTTCATGGAAGCAACGAATGACATTATTGAATCGCAATCTAGCCTTGCAAAACAATCCATGCTCCACAATGCTTTTCTGAATATACTGAATAGTCCACAGAGCGTAAATTGGTCAGAAAACCGCTTTTTTATGTCAACTGTTCGCCAGATTGATGAGATAGATTTAAAAATAATGTCAGCAATCAAGGACATTCCAGCTAACCGTTGGGCAACTCCTTCTAATGTAGAGCTATTTGCCTCTATTGATCACTTTTTCGCTATTGGCTTGCTAGAGCGATTGACCAATTTTGGGTACTTGGAAAAACGGCTTGGTAGTATCACAATGAATGACACCAAAGGAACCACTATTGATACTTATTACAGAATTACAAATCTTGGGAAGAGATTTTTAGATTTCATGATGCAACCACCGCTCTCCGCAAATACACAAAACGGCGATAATTAGCCAAACATACCAGTATTTTATAAAAAGCTGACCCGGTGTTAAGTTAATCAAGTTATCAATGAAACGGCTCATATCGTCACCTGCTTTCAGTTACAAGTAAACATAATTCACCTAATTATAGCAAAGATGAGTTATATTCACCATCAACGGTTAAAAACATAGCTACTCGTATCAAATTAATAGTTAAGACAGGAGTATTGCTTATGGCAAATTCTACGATCAGGCAGGCCGATATACTGTTAAGAGAGTGTACCGTTATGCAGGTAGCTACGCTTGATACCGATACCGGTTTTCCTAATATAGTTTCGCTGACACCACTTAAATCACACCGATCGCTTAAAGAAATCCTTTTTTACACTGATCGCGACACTACTACCATTCACAACGTCCTAGAGAATCCTGTGGTGGCTGTTTACTGTTTCAATGAGCTACACCACTCATCGTTGCTATTGCGTGCAAAGGCCGTTGTATTGACCGCTGAAGAGGCCTTACCAAGCTTTACGGAAAGCCTCAATTCTTTTCAAAAATCGTTACAGTATGATCGACCCGTCATCATCCGTTGCAACCCACTAACCGTCAAGATTAGATACAACAATGACATCGAGTTCAGCAAGCTAAACGAAATCTAAGCTCAGTTCTTGGAGATGCACTTATGAATGGTCCAGATACATTAAGCGAGGCACGCTTCATTGGCCTCATCATTGTTCTTATAGGCGTCTACTTCGCCCTATTCGGGAACAGGCCCCGTTGGTTACATTGGCTCATTGACCCTGATAAGACCGGCAGCAACCTGTGGTGGGCAGCCGTTTTTATCATTATCGGTGCGCTCATGATGATGGTTAGAAAGATGCAATAATATTAGTGCTATTGAATGAAAGTCTATTGGAGGCGTTATAACATGATAGGTAACATGATAACAAACTTAGGGTCAAGACCTAGCGGGGTTGGTACCGTTGAAGTACAGCCAGCAAATAATTTTGTTGTTGCAGGTTCCCCGACAAACTACAGTTTCAGTGCTCTAGTGGTTTTTTCATTGGAAGAATCAGACAAAAAAGAAGAATCATATAATATAATCTTTTCCCTTAAGAAAAAAGAAACGGGCTCGGATAAAGAATTAGCCACATTAAAGATCCCTGCTAAAAATGTGTCTACGGACCCAGGAAAGTCATCTGTTTTAACAGTGACATTTACAAATGTATTAATTGAAAATATTGGAGTGTTTGACCTAGTCATGTCTATAAACGGAAAACAGGTTTGTGATGCCGAACTTCAATTTACAACTAAGTCACAAAACTAGTCTGGAGACTTAACAATGAGCAAAGAAAAACAGGCTGATTCTAAAAACACAAATCACCAAATTGAGCTTGTTGATAGCAGTGAAAGTTCTTCCGAGGCAACTGCTAAAAGCACATTCTGTTCACCCTCAGATGAAGATTTTTTTAAAAACTTAAGTAATGACTTACACTCAAGCTTTGATCAAAGTGGAACATCTCCAAGCGAAATTGCTATTCCGGAATTCCCCTCAGTGAATAAATCAGATGCTCTCTTGATATCTAGTGACAAAGGTGTATCAAAACATTATATAATTGAAGGTAAAGGATCGTCGTCTAATTTCAGGGCATCTATCACAAGAGGTAATCATATGGATTCTAAATATTCTACCAAAGAAGAAATAAAAACATTAGAAGCAAAAATTAATGGACAGATAGAAACCCATGCGGCTGATGTTGAGGGAAAGGTTAATACAATAAACGCTACAATGAATAGCAAAATTGAATTGTTGAACGCTACTATAAATGGGCAGTTCGACAAGCTTAATACGTCAATCGGAGATCTAAAAGAAAGCATTCCAGATAAAGTATCTGTACGTATATCTAAGGAATTTAATGACCGAGACAAAAGGCAAAGGGATACTATTCACTACATCATTGGCACTCTATTTATTGGAGGTGCTTCACTGATTGTTGGAATTATTTCTATGTTTATTCATTAAGAACCTTATTTCAAAGCGAGACGAGCCCCCCTTAGGGGCTTTTATTTTAATGGCAAAACGAACATACGTTTGAATTACAAGCTCTAAGAGTTCAAAAGGAGTGCGATATCATGGCATCAATTAGCTCATATAAACTAAAAGATGGCAAAAAGGCCTGGGAATTCTATATATTCGCTGGTGTTGATCCGCAGACAGGAAAAGAAATAAAGATCCATCGGCGCGGTTTTCCAACCGAAAAAATAGCCCAGCAAGAAGCCACCTTGGCAGAGGCCGAAATAATCAAAGGCCACTCTCACTACCAAACTGAAAGAATTTTAATGGCTGATTATCTCAATCAGTGGATCACTAAGCTTAAGGTTAATGTCAAAGAGGGATCCATGATTATCTATCGATATAATCTTAAGAAATACATCATCCCAAAAATTGGGGATATTCGACTAGCCAAATACACGCTTAAGGAACATCAGGAGTTCATCAGCAGTCTATTCAATGATGGCTTGTCTCTTAACACAGTAAAGCTCATCAATGGAACGTTGCACAATGCATTAAAAAAAGCCGTTGCAATTGGTTACATTACCAAAAACCCTACCGTTGGTGTCGAGTTCAGTGCGTATGCTAAAGACAATTCCAAAAAACTTCACTTTTGGACAAAAGATCAAGTTGGATCTTTTATAGAAGCAGCTGAAGAAGATAAAGAGCCCATGTGGCTATCATTCTTTGTGACGCTGATTGACTGCGGGCTTCGTGTGGGTGAAGCCATGGCTCTTCGCTGGTCAGACATTGACTTCAACAAAAATACCTTATCAGTCAATGCAACACGAATCTATCGTGCTGAAACTGGATCAAACGCTGGCAAAATAGCGCTTGATCGTCCCAAAACATTAAGCTCTAAGAGAACCGAATACATGACCGCTCGAGTAAATGATCTTCTTCAACAACAATATGAGCGCCATTTCAGTCACGGCAATGTACAAGGTTTTCGGTTTTCTACTAGCCACAATAACGATTTTGTCTTCACCTATTCGTCTGATGCCAAGTTTGGACAACCGCTCCGATCTCGAGCAACTACCGGTGCTTTTAATCGCATCACCAATCGGGCTGGGCTCCCTCACATCCGTATCCATGATTTAAGACACACGCATGCCGTTTTAATGCGTGAGGCAGGATTAAGCCTTGATGACATCAAAGATGATCTTGGGCATAAAGACATTTCAACAACTCAAATCTATGCTGAAATATCTCCGGCAAAAAAGAAAGAAAACCATCAACAATTCGAAAAATACCTAAATCAGTGA